ATAGAGATCAAGGCGGGTATACATCACATGATCGAGGCTCTTGAAGACACTGTGTGGTTTTGTATCCATGCAACTGATGAGACAGACCCCGAAAAAGTTGATCAAGTTTTGATTGAAAGGAAATAATATGCCATTAGCATGGATGGTTGCTAATCCACTAGCGACTGCAATTGGTGGTTCAGCCTTATTAGGATTTTTAGGGTCTGGTCAACAAGCAAGTGCAGCTGAACGTGGCGCACAAATGCAAGCTGATGCAGCTGCAAGGGCTGCTGCGCTTCAGGAAAAACAATACGCTGATTTAGCACCTTACCGCGAATCAGGCCAGCTTGGGCTGACTAAAATTCAAGAGATGCTTCCGTACTTTACAAAAGAAGTAACAGCGGAAGATTTACGCCGAATGCCTGGCTTTGAGTTTGGCCTAAACCAAGGCACGGGCGCAGCTGGTCAAGCCATGAATGTCGGCGGTGGTGGTTCTAATGTAAATATGGCAAGAACCAAGTTTGCAACGGATTACGCCACCAATGTGGGCTTGCCTCAATACTTGACACAAAGAACAGGCATCTACAACACTCTGGCAAACATTGCGGGTATTGGTCAAAAGAGCCAAGAACAATCAGGAGGAATTGCTTCCAACATTGGTCAGCTTGGCATCGGAGGTGCTTCTGCTTTGGGCGCGGGTCAGATCGGCGCGGCTAATGCGATGGCGGGTGGATATGGTCAAATTGGCAATGCTGCAACCTTAGCAAGTTTGTTAAGCCCACAGGGATACTCTTCCTCACAAATTGCCAATGCTAATGCCATGAATGTGCCAACATCCGCACCAGCATTAGGCCCAGAATTTGCACAATACAGAGTGGCATAAAAAATGGCTGATTTTAATTTTAAACCAATTGGCACTGAAGTTCGCCCTGTTCAAGGTGCGTCCCTTGGGGACATGATAAACATTGCCCGTGGTGCTCAACAGTACCAGCAAGCTCAACAAATCAATCCTTTAGAACTTCAGCAAAAACAGCAAGTTGTTGAGCAGGCTTCAAAAATTAACCCCTTGGCGTTGCAGCAACAACAACAAACTACTAGAACGGGTGAGATTGCTTTAAGTGTTGAAGAACAGAAAAACATTGAACGTCAAAATATGCAGACGTTTTTTTCGGACCCAAACAATTTTCAAACTGATGGGCGCATTGATATAAACAAAATAAATGCACAAGTTCCTAAAATTGCACCGTTAACTGGCCCTGATTACGTCAGCAAAATAACCACTTTAAGCACTGCCCAAACTGAGGCGCTAAAGGCTAAACAAAACCTTACCCAAGATCAGCGCCAATTGGTTGGATCAACATTAGGTCTTTTGGGTCGTGCTGGCGTAAATGATCCACAAGTTGCAATCAAAGAATTGCGTATGTTGTCAGAACAAAATCCAGACAATTTTGATTTGAAAAATTTGATTGAAAAATCTTATGTGCCTATTTTTATGGGTATGCAACCAGGCACAAATGTTGCTGATTCATTAATAAAAGCAGGGCAGTCAATGTTGACACCAGTTCAAATACAAGAAAGATTTGCGCCTCAAGCGGGTACTCTTAACACTAATGAGCAAATCTTTCAAACTGTTACAACCCCTGGAGTTGGTGGTATGTTGCCCCGTATTCAAATGGGCGCACAACCTTTAGCAGATGTTGGATTGCCACCAACAACAGAAGTCACTGATCCTGTAACAGGTATAAAGCGTTTGCTTGGCCCTGCTTCTCAGCGTGGTCGCGAACTGCTCACTACAGGTCTTGGCCCTGCCCAAACAGCAATTTTGGGCGCTGGTGCCGCAACCATTGGCACAGATTTGGCGACAACTATCAAAGATGCCGCAGAAGCACCAAGCCGTATCGCAATCTTTCAAAACATTAAAAAGTTTGCACCTGATTCCTTTACAGGCGTTGGTGGTCAACGCAAAGAATTGGCTGCGGGTATTCTTAACGCTATCGGTATCCCTGCTTATGAAGCCGAAAAAGTCTCTACCGAAGAACTTGCAAAGAACTCCGCTTTGTTGGCTCTGGCGGGTGGCAATACAGATGCGGCAAGGGCTTTGGCTGAAGTTGCAACTCCCAATAAGAAAATAAACGAGAAAGCCATTCTTGCCATTGCTGATCAGATGATTGGCATTGAAAACATGAAGGTTGCCAAAGCTAATTATTTGACTCCTGTACAGAATGATTCAACTCAATACGGTCAACGCAAGTTGCAGTTTGATCAGATCGCAGACCCTCGCATCTTCCAAGAAATAACTGCACAAGATGTAGCCAAATTAAAAACTTCTATGTCTGCGGCAGAACAGGCAGAATTGACCCGTAAGATTCGTTTAGCACGACAAATGGGGATCATTAAATAATGGCAACACTCGCTGAACTGTGGGAATCGGAAGCCCCTGCGCCAGTCAAAAGCGCAAAAGTTCCAGATCAGGCCATGCGTGACAGAATGCGAATGGATACTCTGCAAACGGAAATGACCAAAGCGCAAGAAAGATTTGCTAAAGGCGATCCTAGAGCGCAAGGAGACATTAATTCTTTGACTAAAGAGATGGGTGGCAAGGTTGCCCGTACAGCGGCACCCACTGCTGCCCCTGCTGCCACGCCTACAAGTGGCACATTGGCTGACTTGTGGGAATCAACCCCTGCTGCGGGTCAGACCCCAAAAGAACAAGTTACAGACGAATCAAAAGAAGGCGGCACTGCTGTGGGTCGCATGGCTGCTAGATTGTTAGGCCAATTTCAAGAAAGCAAACGTGCTTTGGGTGAGGTTGTTTCTGCACCTTTGGCTGGCGCTGTTACGAGCATTCTTGGCCCCGCAACTGGCGTTGTGGCGACTTTGCGTTCTGGTAAATATGGAACACCCGAAGGTGTGCGTATTGGTCAAGAGCAATCTGAAAACTTGCAAAAACAATTATCACCAGAAATTAGAACACCACAAGCACAGGCAGTTTTAGGTGGAATGCAACAAGCATTTGAAGCAAGCAAAATACCTCCTGTTGCCATGCCTGAATTGGCAGGTTTTGCACCTTTGGCTGCACCATCTAAAACACAAGCAATGCAAGCAACTAAAAAGGTTGCTGAAGAAGGCGCAGCTGCTGTTGGTAAGAAATTAGGTGTTGGTGAGTTACAAGTTCAACCTTTATCTAAAGAACAAGCCCAACTTCAGTTTCAAGCCAAACAAGCACCAGCGGGAAGTGCTGGTGCAGCAGCAGTTGAATCTGCCACTTTAAAACAAGCTAAAGCAAATGAATTGCTTATTCCAATGGGCGATGATTACACAAGATCGCAATTAACTAGAAATCCTGCCGATGTCAGATATGAAAGCGATACAGCAAAACATCCTATTTTTGGTGTTCCATTTCAAGAAAAATACGCAATTCAAAATGACAAATTAAGAAAAAATCTTCAATCTGAAGTTGATAACACAGGGGCAGAATTTGTTGGGCTTCCTAGCGCAGACTTTGGTAAGACCGTTATTTCTGAACCATTTCAAAAATACAAATCTGAGCGTTACCAGCAAGTCAGCAATGCGTACACTGCGGCAGATGCAGCTGGTGAAACCGCACAGCCTGTTTCTTATAACAACATTACAAACTTTATTGAATCTGAAACAAAAAATAGACCAACAAGAAAATCTGAAAATCCTTTGTATGCTTTGGTTGAAGAAGAAATTAAAGCAAATGACCCAAACGGAACAGGACAAATTTCTATTCGTCAAATGGAGGATATTCGCAAATTAATTAATGACGAAGTTGATCCACAGAAAAAAGGCAGCGTTCGTTTAGGAAAAAAATTAAAAGAAAATATTGATAAAGCTACAGAAAATGCTGGTGGCGATAAATACAAAGAAGCAAGAAGTTTAAACACAAAGTTTAATGAAGATTTTGAAGATATTGCTGTAATAAGGGATATAAACCGCAATAAAAAAGGTTTGTCTGACAGAGTTATTCCTTACGAACAATTAGCTGATAAATTAGTGTTTAAAGGCCCTGGCTCTGATTTAAAATCAGTTTTGGCAACATTTGAAAAAATGGGGCCTGAAGGTCAACAAATCATTAAAGAATTGCAAGGTTACACTGCCGACAAAATAATGCAAGAAGCCACTAAAAATGTGCAACTTGATGTTAATAACAAGCCTTACGTGTCAACGGCGGCTTTAAATAAAATTGTCAATGAATTAGAAAAAAACGGCAAATTAGAAATGCTGTTTGGTAAAAAAGGTGCTGAGCGTTACGCAACATTAAAAGATGTAACCAAAGAATTGCAAACCGTACCTAAAGACACAACAAATCCTTCCGGTACTGCTGCATCAATTGCGGCAATGTTGTTAGAGAGCGGTGTTCAATTTGGCGTTAGCGGTATTCCCGCACCCGTTGTATCAGGGGCAACTATTTTGAAAAATAAATACGATGCAAGAAAACAACTAAAAAAAGCTAATGAGTATGCAAATCCGACTCTCAAAATTTCAGAAATGATTAAATAATGGAAACCCAACAAATCATTAACTTAGCTCTAGGTCTGGTTGCTTTCCTCGGAGGTTGGGTGCTGAACAACATTACCAGAACCATTGAGCGCCTTGATGTAGATGCCAGAGCCATGCCCAGTACTTACGTATCAAAAGACGATTACCGCCGAGACATTGACGACATCAAAGAAATGCTTGGTAAGATTTTTGACAAACTTGACTCAAAGGTGGACAAATGAAAGATTATCTTCTTGAACGTGCCAAAGAACCATCAAGCTGGCGCGGCCTGTTGCTCCTCTTGACCGCTATCGGCATCCCCGTGGCCCCTCAATTAGCTGACGCCATCATCGCTGTTGGTTTGGCGTTGGCTGGTTTGGTTGGCGTTGCAACACCAGATAGATGAACCTCTCGCCGCACTTCACGCTTGCGGAACTCACGATCACCGATCACCGCCAGTTTGACAACACGCCAACGCAGATTGAGATCAGCAACTTGCGGCGGCTGGCGCAGTTTCTGGAGATCGTCAAAGCTACTCTTGGCGGCAAGCCTGTAATCATTACGTCAGGCTATCGCAGCAAGGCCGTTAATGATGCTGTGGGGAGCAAAGACAGCAGCTTTCATAGGCTAGGGTTAGCCGCCGACTTTAGGGTGCCTGGCATGGCTCCTGACGCTGTAGTGAGGGCGTTGCTTAATCTACCTTATGACCAAATCATCCGCGAGTTTGCAACACCGACTGGTGGTGGCTGGACTCACATCAGCATCCCAAATACGCCTAATGCAAAACCCCGCAAGCAAGCACTAATCATCGACAAATCTGGCACTTGTCAGTATACGTAGCAAATCAAAAGAGCAAGCCAAAGCAAGCCAGCAATTGACATCAGCATCCAGTACGCAAGCCGCCAACAGGACTGTTTAAAAGTCACAGGTTGAACAGGGCAGTCACGGCCTTGTCTGCAATTTCCGTCACAGCAAATCTTGGTCAACATTAAGTGCTTCCCATTCTTCTTGCGAAATAAACGGGATTGCTATCGGTGGATGGTCAATCAACATCTGACGCCATTTCATTTCACGCTCAATGCGCTCAAATTCCTCATCTTCATACGTTTTCATGCCTGCTCCTTTAGCCAAACCAAGAAACTGTCCTTGGTGTCAGACTCCCACGGCATCTCTTTGACCTTTTCAGCAATCTGTTCAAATGCTTCAGCCCGACCAGCCGCCCTGCCATTTGCAAAGTTTGCCCAGTCAGGCTCAAAGGCTTGGGTGTCATCGTCTTCGTCAATCAAAATTTTTCTCCCCTCCTTAATGCCGTGGGCTGCGGGTGTATAGGTGGTGTAAATTTCTGTCAATTTTTTGGCCCTTGGATTGCTGTCAAAAAAATCATAAACATCTACAATTTTGTTTGTCCAAGTGTCATTCGGTGTCCGTCCAAAATTTTCATTAGTTAGTTTTTCCAACTCCCGTGTTGCAAGTTTTAAACAAACCTCGTGAACTTCGGAAGATGAAGGTAAGTTAAATGTGTTGCTGTACGCGCAATCACACGGCCCTGTTGGATACGCTGGCATATTGTGTACAGCGCAATCTGAGGTATGCGGGCAGCAGCGGTATTCAGCCCCTCCGCGCTCTGCGCTTTGCACAGGTGCTGGCTGTGCCAAGGCTTGCTTAACGGCACTGATAGCTTCATCGGCTTTTCTCTGACCACCAATGATTTTTACCCCCTCCAACGCCTCCAGCGCCAGCTTCAATGCTTCGTCTTTAGTCATGTTGTTCCCCTTTCCCGAATTGCGGCGGCGACATGGGCCAGCGGTGGATCGTCTACATCCTTTGCAACACACCTCGCTTCAATTGCGTCCACCACTTTTGCACACGCCTCACGCTCTTTCTCAATGGCCAAGTTGACCAAAAGAACCAAGTGCGGGGTTGATACAGTCCACGTTGTGTAGTGCGTGTTCTCTTCCACCACTTTGCGCAACGCCATAATAACTTCATCTTGTGTCATGCTTGTCCCCTTGCTCGGATGGCTTCTGCATATGATGAAAATACATCTTTGGCTTCGTATTCAGCATGAATGTCATCACACACCTTTGCACACGCCTCACGCTCTGTTGATGCAATGCTGCGCTCGTACTCAGTCCACTCGCCCGGTGTCCACGTTCTATTACGCTCATCTGCGCGAATTAAGGCGGCAAAGGCTTCAAATGCTTTTGCTCGGTCATCAAACCATGCAGCGACCACCCATCCTTCACCTGCTTTGGCCCACGCTTCACGTGCCATCTCTACAACGGTTTTGTCTGGCTCATAGTCAAGCCCCAACTCACGCGCATTTTCAGCCTTGATGTCAAGGGCAATCTGACGCTTGCGCCAGCCTGTGTTTGTATTGCTCATTTTGATACCTCTAATGCTGTTGCGGTAATGTGGTCTACAAGGCTTTGCATAAGCAAATGGGCAATGTCAACATCGGTTCCCGTGATGTAAGCATTGACCAGTTCCATGCTTTCGTCTTGATCTGGCTCGTAAGCCAACCCCCATGAATCTTTTGACCCCAATTCAGCAGGGCAGTATTCCAAAAAACAAACAAGGTCAACGCCTTCAATTTCACAAGCAAATTCAATCAGTCCTTCAGGGCATTCGAGGGTCATGATGTTTCCTTGGTTTCGTTCCACTCATCTGCAATTTGTTTTGCTTTTTCTTCAGTTGTCACAACAGCCCCAGGCTTGTCGAAAAACGTCAACACATTCAAGCCATTGCGGTTCATCACGCCCCACCAACCACGATCACCGCCAAGACTTTCGGCTTGATACGGGGGGAATGCAAAATATTTAGCTGGTACTGATTTCATCAGTTTTCTCCATTGGTAAAACGTCCATTGAGAACCCGTTCCACATCACTGTTTCAACAGGCACATCACAAGGTGTTGTAAAAATCTTGTCTTTGTGCCGCCATGTACGTTTTTCTCTTGAAATGTCGTATTGAGGTATGGCATACCCTGCGTCATACAATTCTTGTGCAGATTTCACGGCTTTGGGTGCGTTCATGATGACCACCATGCAACCAGCAAACAGGCCATACCCGCCCCAATTACAAAGGCCAATACATACCCCGCCACTTTCTCGTAAAGCGGCTCTACGGGGCCATGCCCCTGAACCCAATTGAATTCCGCAGAGGTTCTCGGTGTTTTCAGATTTTTCATTTTGGTTCCTTAAAAGACCCCAAGAAGTTCGGGGCATGGTTGCATAATATCACGTTTGTGAAGTATGCAAGACTTTTTTTTCCAATTTATAAAACCACTTTTCACCTCGGCGCTGGCAAGCAATGTCAAGGCCGTTTTGTCTCAATTCGGAAATGATGCTGTTCACCGCGCACACGTTTGCTTGTTTGATGATGTCCAGGGTAGAAAATTCACCACCCTGAGACAGCAGATCAAGCACACGATTCAGGCGGTCGCTACTTTCAATGCTGGCTGCGTTCATTTCAACTCCTCAAAATGGTAAATTTTCGTCATCTTCAAACCGCGTCTTGCGGCTTGGTTCTTCTTGCGGCCTCGGGTCGTTGATGTACGCCCAACCATCCCA